TCGGCGCCTTATCTCACTTACCCCGGCGTTGGAGTCAGTGATTTTGAGCACGTCCCAGGGTTCAAGTCCACAGTTTATCGGAGCAAACATCCAGCTTTCTTCACCGGTTAAGATTTCAGCCCGTCTTAGTTCAGCTTCTGCTCTCTCCTCTGCTCTTGTGAGGTTGGGGTAGGTTGGAGAGGTTACTCGTGATAGGCGGTCTCTAACCATTTGAACCTGGGGCCAGTTTGCCACCATCTTCATAAGGGTGTCTCCCCACACTTCGGCTCGGTTGGGGTTCCAGGCGGTCAGACCGTATTTACCCCTAAAAACTAGAAGGGCGGTCCCGATAGTGGTGTGATAAGTCCAGTCAACGGCTTCTTCGATAGTGGGATTTCTAAGTAGGACTTTAGCCTCTCTAAAGACTAGCTGGTCAGGAACCATTTTGAGTAGGTTTTTGATGGCGGTTCGGTATGATGTCCCTGTTCTGACCTCAAAGGCTGGCTTAAAGTTTTGGACTGCACTTGATTGAGATAAAACATCAAAGTCAAGTCCTGAGCGGGCAATGAAAAATTGAAGTAGCTCCTTGACTGACTTTTGCCCGCCCGCCCAAGATAGGTGTCTCCTGGTTCGGTAGCGGTAAAGGAAATTCCAAGCGTCCTCTGTTTCAATCTCCAGTGTGCCGATAACACCGACTGGGTATATCATTCTTAAGGGATACCAGGGCGGGGCTACCAGCTTAAACTTTGTTATCCATCGATAGGGCACCATGGAACACTCAGCGCCTTCGGAGGTGTAGTAGCCAATACCCACCTCTAGTTGCTGGCCTAATCGGTCGAAGTCGTTATACCACCCTCCCGTATTATCTAAGACTACTTTCAGGCTTCCTTTGAAGATGTCGGGGTAGTCGCGGCTGTCCATCTCTATCAAGCGGGCTGTGAGGTTTAATGTGTCCTCAGTGGCTAGGGCCCGGAAAACTCTGTTAGCGTTGGAGAGCCAGGCGTAAGAGCCGTAAGAGGTGAAGGCTAATCCGTACTGCGACTGTGGTTCGAGTGGGACAGGTTCCAGCCAGGCAGCGATGTCAAAGTCGGCGGAAGGTGGCATGTGAGAATAGAAGATGTGATTGTAGACCTCTTCTTGTGAAAAGCCTTCGACAAAGTAAAGGCGGGTAGTATCTGGCTTGGCCAGAAAGGGGGCTTTGTAGTTGTATGGCTCGGTATCAGAGCGTTTAATGATTTCCTGGGGGCTGGACCAAACCCCTACATTTTCGCTGTGTCCATCGCCAAAAATGATGATATTCGTCCCTTTTTCTGTGGCTGCCTCACCGTAAGTGTAGACTATATTCCAGTCTTGGTCATAGATAACTGCTATACCGGTGACATCGTCAAGGCCGTGTGTCTTGGCACTGATACTAGACCACACCCCAGTTTCCCTTCGAGCTATAAAGAGGGATTGAGGACTGGTGTCAAGGTCTACATAGCCCCACTCCTCAAAGTAGAGAGTAGGGTTTTCTATGATAGGAGTCCAGATTGAGCCACCATCTGTCGAGTAGGAATTGACTCCGTTAGGGTATCCAGGAGGGCTATGACCTTCTATTTTTACAAAGTTATAGCTATCAACCCCCCCTCTCATTACGATGGCGTATTCTGTCTCTGCTGATAAGCCATAGTCGGTGAGGTCAATTTCAACCCACTTAAAGTCGGGGGAGTCGGGAAGAGTGTCGGCATCGTAAGTGCCAATAGTGAGGTCGGGGGGGGTAGGGAGATGTGCTCCGTTGACTGCTCTGATGCTAACTGTGAAAGTCCCAGGTGTTCCTACTTTACATAGAGACAGACTCAGCTTTGTAATGGTATGAGCGACCTCTGTTATGAAAGTTTGAGCCATCCACCGAGCACCCCATGTTGTGGCATAAAGGTCTCCGGTGTTGTACCAGTGCTGGTATCGGTGGGGAAGCCCGGATATGAGAAGTAAAATGTCGCCGTCTGGCTTATAGGCAGCCGCTAGACCTGAGACGGCGGCGACATCCAGGGTGTCAATGAGTACCCAGGCATCCCAGTTTTCACCGTTGTCGGCGGAGGTTCTTTGATAGACTTCTCCGCTCGTGTCAATGTAAAACTGAGTTACCTCGGCAGCAAGAGAAGCTGAGGCTACGGCGATTACATTTGCAAGTTCAAGGTCTGTCCAGTCAGAGAAGTCAGACTCTGGAACTGGGCTGGCTATTCGCTGATAGAAAAGGTCTTTAGTGCTACCTGGGTTCGCTACTCTTAATCTAATAAGGCTGCCGTCACCGGGCATAGTTGCGGTATGAAGGTAGTCGTCCTCGGCTCCTTCGGCGCAAGAGACTACTACGTAGACCTGACTAACGTCTGAGCTTTCGTTACCTGGATTTAATAAAGTTGGTGCGCGTAAAGCCATGCCAATTTGAAGGGCATCTATATCTCCTACTGTCCAAGCTACACCTGTTTTAGGGTTCGTTTCCCATTCTGCTGAGTAGTACGTGTAAGACCAAGTAAGAGTTCTCTCGGTATCTTCGTATGCTGTCCCCCCGGTTTTAACGGCTATTTTGAGTGAAGTTCGGTCTCCTGTTTCGTAAGAACATCTTGCACGGACATAAATTGTTATCTTGCCTATAGTACCGCCTCGTGATAGTGCTTGGAGATTATAGAGGTCTCTCTTCCACTCCAAAACGCTTGTTGTTCCAACATAATCATCGTCGCCGGGTGTTTCCTCATCTACTTTCTCCCAGTGTTGGCCCGCTGGGGGGGATTGATAGGTAATGTTAGTCTCATCCCCGGCTGCATCGGGTCTGAGTATGATGTTATAGACTCCGACTTTCTCAAAGTCGTAACGGATTACACCACCCCACTTCTTGGTGATGCGAGCCTGAACATAGGGCCAGGATATTAGTCCCCACTTCTGTTGTTCTTTGAGGGTATCTGTTAGTAACCTTGCCATCAACTCAATGATAACATAGAATGGTAGAAACGGGTCAAGCAGGGGGTGATGACAATGGGAAAAAGGTTTTTTGAGTTACTGGCTGCTAGGCGGAGGGTGAAGGAGTTAGAGGAGTGCGTAGCTTTCTTTGAGGCTAAGATTGCGGAGCTAGAAGCCGAGCAGGAAGATCCACCCTTACCTAAAATAAAGCTGCTGTCTATGCCTGGAACGGCGGTGTTGCGGGAAGTGCAGGCGAAGGGTCTAACCTTGATGTACCCGGTGTTGATGGATGGTTCAGCACCTTACTATTTCACCGATGACGAAGGGTGGGCTGAGGTGTGCGACTACATTTACGCGGTATTTAAGATGCCTCCCTACGTGGCAGCTAGGATGGACTGCGAGGATTTTGGTATTCTTTTGAAGGGGTTGGTTAGCGCACTCTTTGGGCTCAACTACTTCGCCTTTACTGTAGGGCAGATACCGCAAGGGTGTCACGGGTTTAACTTCCTTCGTAGTGAGGATAGGCTGGTGGTATTTGAGCCTCAACTTGCCAGATTTCAGGAATGGGGAGAGCTCGGGTATAAACCTCAATGTGCGCTCTTATGAGGTAAAGAATGGCTAAGACTTATTCTCCACTGTGGTCGCTGAAGGCTTGGCAAAGCTGCGGTGAAAATGCGGTTTCTTTTTGGTGTGGCTCGGAGGGTAGCGGTGTCTTTCGGCGGGAGCGGGACTATACCCAGCTAGAGCGGTATTATAAGCCGTTTGAGCCTAGCACGCCATTGCAGGTGGCAGGGTGGAACGCTTTTGCTTCGGCGGTGTCTGGGTGGCAGGCTCTGCCTGATGAGAGCAAGCTGGCTTGGAACTACTATCAGGACTACCGGCGGAGGCGTCCGATAATGAGTGGCTATAACCTATACATTTCTAAATTTCTGCTGTCGGCGGGTAATCCCCAAATACCGCCAGGAGGCTAGGTAAAATGAGACTTTATGAGTATTACAATATCACTGACGAAGCTCTGGCTAGGCTCTGGGGTGATTTCTGGCAAGGGCAAACCTTCACTCCGGGTGAAGCCCATACACTCAAAAAGGTAAGGCTTAAGATGTATCGCTTGGGAAGTCCAGGGAATATCACTGCCTCCATTAAGGCTACTGATGTTGATGGTCTTCCTACCGGTGCCGACTTGTGTGTAGGGACTACTGACGGGAATACACTGCCTACTACTTACTCTGGGGAGTGGCGTGAGATTACAGATGCTGTGGGGTGTGCCCTCGATGAGGACACAAAGTATTGTATTGTGGTGAGGGCGTTAGATGGTGATGTAAATAATTATGTGAGGTGGCTTTACCAGCGTCCCCCGACTTATCCGCCAGGGGAACATGTGTTTAGCTCTGACGCCGGGGTGCATGTTGAAAAAGATACTACCAGGGACATGAAGTTTGAGGAGTGGGGGGACCCGTAGCCGTAATGGTTAAAGTAAGGGGGCCGATGTTCTCAGTAACCGCCTCTGGGACAATCGGCGATGCTATTGAGTTTATGACATGGCGGGGGTCTGCGTTCAGGCAAGGGAAAGAGCGGTCTGGTATGGCGTATGTGAGGGGGCGTGTCTTGCCTCTTATTCCGATGACTTTAGCCGTGCGTTATATCCGTTACACGCTCTGGGCCGGGGTGTCAACATGGCAAGATAGCGGGCAAGTCCCACAGGATTACAAGTTAAGTTGGGATGTATCTGCGTCTGGCACCGGTATGAGTGGCTTCAACCGATATACGCAGAAGTTCATTGAGAGCAATCCGCAGCGAAAACCGCCCTGGGATATTCCCTCTCCTGAGTAGTAGGGCTTGACAAAATCAAAACATTAGTTCTACGATTAAATAAAGGTCGAGCTTCAACAAAATCTTAAAAGGAGGTAAAACTGGTTTGACAAGAGTACAGGGTCCCCTGTTCTCGGTAACAGCGTCAGGCACAATCGGCGATGCTATCGTATTCTCCAACTGGAAGGGGCTGCCGTATGTAAGGAGCCGGGTAATTCCGGATAACCCCCGGACATCCATTCAACAGATACAACGGACGCTTCTGACTTCTGGAGTCTCGACGTGGCAGAGCGGAGTCAGTGTTGACTCTGGTAGCAAGACCTCTTGGGATCATGATGCCTCGGGTACAGGCATGAGCGGGTTCAACCGTTACATGAAGTACTTCTTGGAGTTGAATGAGTCAACTTCAGAAGAGGCCAGTATTCCTGAGTGGGGTCTACCTGCTATGCCGGGCTGGGTGCCACCCCCTGAAGAATAAAAGAGCCTATGAGTAAAGACAAAGGGCGGATTGTGGAGGAAGTCTTTACGCCAACGGGCAGGCAGTATGTCGTCAGAAGTAAGGTTGTGCTCTATAGTTTGCGACAGGCTCTTGCCCTTCGTGCTATTATCGACTCCTTTCAGACCTCCGCTATGAAAAGTGAGAGGAGCAATGTCAAGAATTCTGCTAGTCCAACCACAATGTAACCAGCCCCGCGGCACTTTAGAGTCTCCATCTTCTGCTCTCCTTATCCTGGGGACTCTGGCAAAGAAGCTAGGGCATGAGGTTAGAATACTCCATTTAGAGATTGACAATGTTGATATTCCTACTGCGTGCCGGCTGTTTAAGCCTGATATAGTCGGTATCACAGTCAACACCCTGCAAGTAAAACACGCTCGTCTGGCTGCTCTCGATGTCCGAATGGTTAGTAAGGATATTAAGCTCGTAGTGGGTGGGCCACACGCTGGCTTCTGGGATGGGGAGGCTGACGAAGTGGTAATCGGTGAGGGTGAAAATAGGTGGCTTGATATTTTAGGTGCGGGGTATCAAATTGACTCTATTGATGATGTTCCGCAGCTTGACTACAGCCTAGTCGATTTGACCAGGTTTCGAGGCTTTGAGCCAACTTATGTTACTCCGGCGGTGGCTGTCCTGGGCTCCCGGGGTTGCCCTTTCCATTGCATCTTTTGTAATACGCCTCTGTTCTGGGGCAACAAGGTGCGCTTTAGAAGCCCTGAGCTTGTGGTCGACGAAGCTGAGGGTTTGACTGCCGACTATGGGATAAAAGAGATTACCTTTCAAGATGACACTTTCAATTTTAATCACGAATGGGCGATGGAGATATTTGAGCGGGTTATACAGAAGGGCTTAAATAAAAAGGTGCTCATTCGCCTCACTAGCCGGGTCAATGAGAAACTGGTTACCAAAGAGTTCTTAGACATGGCACATCGGGCTGGCGTGTGGTATATCTTCTATGGGATTGAAAGCGGCAGCCAGGCTATGCTTGACCGAATGAAAAAGGGGACGACGGTCTCTGAGATTAAGCGAGCTATCCGCATGACAAGGGAAGCCGGGATCCACTCTTATTGTAGTTTTATAGTGGGGCTTCCGGGTGAAACAAAGGATACTCTCTTGGAGACGGAGAAGCTCATCAACGAGGTGCATCCTACGAGCTATAATTGGTGCTATGCTTGCCCGTTCCCCGGCACTGAGTTTGACAAGGAGGTTACGGCGAGTGGGCATAAGTTAGATGTTGACTTCGGGGAATATTGGTATGGTAGGATAATGGCGAGGACGGATGAACTGGGCTTTGATGATCTTGCCCGATTTAGAGGTTTTAATATAAAAGGGGGGGTAGTCATGGGTAGCTGGGCCGAGTTCTACGAAAAGACCTGTGGTGATGTGAGGCTTCTTCGAGGTAACATACTAGAGCATAAGATGCTTCTCGCAAATATCGCCCGTTTTGTTAAGCCCGGAGACAAGGTTCTTGAAATCGGCTCTGGGACTGGGGTAATGGGCTGGCCTCTAGCACAAGGTGGGGTCAAGGTAACTTCTGTCGACAATGACTTAGAAATACTGAGGATGTCCCGGATAAATGCCGGGTTGCTGGGGGCCGATATAGAGTTCCGAGAGGCAGATGCTTTTAAGTTGCCGTTTGCTGATAGAGCGTTCAAGGTAGCTTTCTCTGAAGGTTTAATTGAACATTACTCCGATGATGATATAGCCAAGCTGGTGGCCGAGCATCAAAGAGTATCAGATGTGGTGGTGATTTCTGTCCCAATCAAGGGAAGCAGAAACGTTGCCTTCGGTAATGAGCGGTGGCTGACTATGGAGGAGTGGGAAGCCATGTTTAAGCCTATGGGGGCAAGTGAAGGGTCTATTTATGGGAGTGAACCCAATGGGTGTTTTATCTTTCAAAGGAGGGTATAACAAATGAACGAACGATTGCCTTTTGTATTTAATGCACATACCGGCTCACCGGTAGGATATTCTGAGGTGGCTGCTCTATGCTTTCGGTCTCTCTTGGAGCTAGGGGTTGAGGTACACTATCAATCTCTGGCTCAGGATTTTATCTACGAAGCCCCGTCCTACGACATGGTGGTTAATGCCATGCGGAATATAGAGCCGGAGAGACCGCTGCCCTGGGTAACTCTAGCTACTGCTCCTCTCCTGTGGATGAATGGGGGTGAGTACAAGGTGGGCTGGACCATGATGGAGGTCGACAAGGTTTCTCCTCGGTGGGTAAGAGCGTGTAATGGAATGAATGAACTCTGGGTGCCGACACCAATGCAATTAGAAGCGTTTAAGGATAGCGGGGTGAAGATACCTATACACGTCATGCCTCTGGGGATAGATACGACTCGGTTTATGCCTGACTTTCTACCTGCTATCTATCATGGTGAGGGTAAGTTCCGCTTTATTGGCATTAGTTGGTGGCAGGAGCGGAAGCGGTGGGATTTGCTCACTAAAGCCTTCGCTGAGGAATTTGGCGGGGATAAGGACGTGGGTTTGATTTATAAGACTATGACTGGCGACGCGGGAGGGACTGCTGTTGACCAAATAAAGGGCTGGGTAGGAGATAAGGTCGATGACCAGTTGGCGGTGGTCGAGGGTGCTTTCCCTTGGTGGGAATTTCTGATGATACTGAGGTCGGCTCACTGCTTTGTTTTGCCTACTGCCGGGGAGGGCTGGGGTTGTCCCCCGGTTCAAGCTCTTGCCTGTGGGCTGCCAGTGATAGTTACCGACTGCCAGGGACCGGGTGAGGTATTGCGTGATGATAGAGGCAATCCTTTCCCTGGGGTGTATTTCCTGCCTGCTCATAAAGAGCAAAGTGGTGTTGCTCACGAATACTATGAGGGGGCTAATTGGTGGGTGGTTGAAGATGGCTCTATCCGGAAGGCAATGAGGGAAGTCTACGAGAATTATGCCCACTGGAAGTCAGAAGCTCGTATCGGGGCTGAGATGGTAAGAGAGCAAAGGTCGGGGCTAGTAATGGCTAAAGCGGTCAAGGCTAGGTTAGCTCAAATCTATGAGGAGCAGAGGTTCTAATGCCCAAACTGAGAGGGCCGTTATTCTCGCTTGAAGCCCGTAAGCAACTGGGGAAGGGCCTTACCTATCAACGCCGGCCCGGGGGTGCTTCGGTCTATGGCTACCAGACGCCGAAAGTGCCTCTGACGACTGCTCAGCACACGCAGCGTGACAAAATAATGTGGTGTGTTTTATCGTGGCGGATGCTATCGGATGCTGCTAAGGCAGAGTGGGAAGCAAAGGCTAAGGGGCAAGGGCAATCTGGCTACAGCTACTTCGTGAGTCAAACATGTGGCTATATTTATGACCCTGCCTGTGTGCTATACCTTCCCCTCTTTTCGACAGACTTAAAAGGCGACTCCTTCTTGTCTCGGGACTCCTATGGGCATCTATGTGCTGTTACTGGTGCTGTCTGGGGCAGTAAGGGCAGGACTTTTGGTGGCAATGCTTATATTGATTGCGGGACTGGTGCCTCCCTTAATCTGGTTCAAGAGTTCACTTTGGAAGTAGTGTTCAAATATGATGCTCCAGGTTCCTATGAGAATATATTATTTAAAGGCAATGAGTCGCATTATAGTAACTGGGCTTGGTCATTACAGAAGAGTAGTGGCGAAAAGATACGTCTTATCGGAAGTAACAATGTTGATGCTTTTACTGTAGCTTTAGCATCTACAACTGCGATTACAGCAGGAACATTCTGGCATGTTGCTGCCATATACGATAAAAATGCAGGGAACGCCATTGTTTATAGAAATGGTGTAGCAGATGGAAGTGGTGCTATAAGTGGCACTATAGCCGATAATGCTAGTAAGTGCCTTTTCCTTGGAACACGTAAAAGAGCTGTTCCCGATTTATTCCTGACTGGAACTATAGGCGAAGTTAGGATTTACAATAGGATTTTAACCCCCTTTGAAATCCAGGATAACTATCTAGCTACTAAATGGAGGTATGGATAATGAAGATAGAGTTTGACCAGATTATAGTCTTAGTTATTCTCTTAGCCTGCATAGCACTGATAGCTTCTGGCATTGATGGGGAAGTAAAGGGCATTTTCGCAATGGGTTGTGGCTGGGTATTCAAGGGGGTTTATGAGAGGGCTGTTCCTGCCATAAGGAAGACAATCGGCAAGCCTAAGAGCTAAGTCAGCGTGTTATTCTAGCTTTACCTGTGTTGGTAGGTGAGCCATCAGGATAGCCATTAGCCTCTCGGGTATCAGGTAGTAGCGGGTCTTGAGTCCCTTCTGTTGAAAGCCAAGAACGGCAACCTTGCCTTCTTTCTTGGCTTTTACTTCTTCCTTCCTGATTTGAGACACGACTGCGAATGTTTTGCGGTATTTCATTTCAAGATAGATGGTAGGGTGAAGGGTGTCTGAGCGGGTGTGGCGGGAGGTGCCGCCGGATAGGGGGGTTCGGGTACTCCCTATCGCGGCGGCACCTTTTCTCTCGGCTCTTTTCCAGGGTTTATCTGGCATGGGCTGGTTCTTTCTCCGGTAGTGGTAGCTCAAGCTGAAGTAGGGCATCGGTATCGGCTCGCCTTAGCTTCTTGTGAGAGTCGACCAGGGCCTCGTAGACTGTCCACTCCTTATCGGTTACGGGGTTAATGGTGTGGATAATCTCTCCCAGGTCTGAGGTGAGGGACTGGATTTCCTTAACCTTGTCGTTTGATATTGCCATTTTACTTTTTACCTCCTTTCTTTGGTTTTTCTGGCTCTTGCTCAACGACCGCTTCGGTGAAGTCCTTCCCGCAGTTTTCGCAATGCCATAGTGTGGGGCCGGTCGGTGCTACATACTTGCTGTAGCAGTACGGGCATTTGGGTAGGTTATACGAGTCGGGCATCTTTTTCACCTCCTTTCTTTTAGTCGTTCTAAGCCGTCCTTCTCGATGACATTAGGGCAGATGTTTCGTAGGTTGGCTAATAGCTGCTCTAGCTTCTCTGGTGATGGCTCTGGCAGGTGGTTGTGGTAGTTATCGGCACCTACCTCTATGATGTCGGGCTTGATGGTTTCGATTAGGTAGAGTAAGTACTTCGGGGTGAAGTCCATTATTGGCTCTAGGGAAACGAATTTGTGTGGATGGGGATACGCTGCTAGCCAGCGTGCTCTAAATTCTGGGTGGGGTGCTTTGGAGAAGTCGTGTGATTTATCAGTCTCTAAAGTCGTGCCCAGATAGACATTGGGGGGAATATTCATGTGGTATGTGGCAAAGATGCGAGGGCTTTTTGTTTGAAGTAGGAAATTAGTAGCGGGAAAGAGTCTCATTCTAGCAAGGATTTGAGCAATGTCGGATACTGTTGCCCAAGCGATATCTCCCATATAAGCTACAAAGATAAACTGACCGGGCTTGAATGTCCTTTTAAGCTCACTCTCTACTAGATGAGGCTTGAAGCCGTCTTTGTAGCGTTCAAGATGCTTAAACCTAGTGGTCGCTGCTTTCCTGGCGTTACAGTAGGAGCAATCAAAGAGGCACCCCACAAAGACATTCCAGGTCTTATCTATTGACTTAAACATTTTGCTCATCTCGCCTCCTTCGGTTGACACTTGGGGCAGCAACACTCCTTTGAGTGCTCTGTGTTTTCCGGGGTAGCTCCGCAGATGGGACACCTTACTAAAAAAGCAGTACCGCACTTGGTACACACCCAGCAAATACCTGTCCAGTAAATCATTCAAGCTCCCTCAGTAGTTTTTCGACTACTGACTGAAGTTTAGAGTCTTTTGCCATCTTGGTAGCCACAGATTGAAAGCCGTGGCTTATTGTGGCGGGGGTGCGGTCTCCCAGCAATTGACCAATATGACCAAGCGTGTATTTCTCCGACCTCCATAAGATATACATGACGACCTGCCTCGCCAATGATAAGTCTGCGGACCGGCTCTTGCCTTCAAGGTCAACTGCGCCGAACCCAAAAACCTGTGAAACTATCTCAATGACCACATGCCCATAATCCTGGGGGGTAGCTTCCTCACCCTTGAGTAGCATCTGACTATGCTCCAAAGCCCACACTGAGTCTGCATAGGAGCAAGACCGCAGAGCATCAAGCACTCTTGATAAGGCTATTACTTTGGAGTCAATCTTGTCGTTTACAATCCCTGCTTCCAGTAACAGTTGGGGGTTGATTTCAGAAAGCGGTATCCCTTTCATTTCTGCTTCTCCATCCAGTAGTCAAAGAGGTCATGGAGCGTTTGCTCAAAGGGTATCTCTGGCTGCCAGCCGGTGGCGTTCCTAAAGGCGGTGCTGTCGCAGATTAGTCTAGGCACATCTGAGGGACGCATAAACTGGAGGTCTTGCTTTAGCTCAAACTTAACACCTGATACTTTCTCCAATACACACACTACCTGCTCAACAGTGTGTCCTACGCCAGTGCCGATGTTGTAGGGTAGCCCTGGCTCGCAGTGATTAACTGCTAACCAGTAGGCTCTCACCATATCCCTGACATCGGTAAAGTCTCTCACCGCTTCAAGGTTGCCTAGCTCTAAGACTGGCTCTGCCTTCTCTAATTTTATCAAGGCAAGTTGCCGGGCTATCTTTGAGGTAACAAACTGCTCTCCCCTTCTGGGCCCGGTGTGGTTAAAGGCTCTGGTGATGATGACCCTTAGTCCGTAGCTTCGGTAGTATTGCTGGGCTAGTAAATCACAGGCTACTTTGCTCACCCCATAGGGGCTTAGGGGTCTGAGTGGTTGCTGCTCGGTGATAGGGCACTCATCAGGGTTTACCAGGCCATACTCCTCTGATGAGCCTGCTATGTGGACGGTGGTTTTGGGGGAGAATGCCATTGCTGTCTCCAGGATATTGAGAGTGCCGAGAATGTTTGTAGTTAGTGTAGCTTGGGGGGCTTGCCAAGATAGAGGGACAAAGGACTGGGCTGCCAAGTGAAAGATATAGTCTGGCTGTAAGCCTATTAGGAGGTGTGAGATTGAGGCGTAGTCGGTTATATCCCCCTCGTGGTAGTGGACATCATATCTTAGGAACTCAATTCTTGACCTGGGTCTCCTGATGCCGTGAACCTCTATCCCCTCGTGGTCAATGAGGTAGTCGGCTAGGTGAGAGCCGGCAAAGCCTGTTATTCCTGTGATTAGTGCTTTCATAGTGCTGCTCCCATAATGATTATCCGCCAGTCATAAAGGGCGGTTAGCCCATGTGACTTGTTATTGTAAGATTGATTGAAATGCCATAGGAAGCTAACGTTTACAATCTCTCTGATAAAACTTCCGCCTGTGGCTGGATTTGTTATTCTAATGCCCCAGTGGTAAGCGGGCTGCCACTGGGATAGTGCCCTAAACCTTTTATCCCCTTTTTCTATCTTTCTGGTGGTGAATGGCTTCTCTCCGTCTCTCTCCATCTCAAAGAGGGGCGAAACAGTCTTGAAGTCTATTATTTTCACCTTTACCCTCCTTCTGGCTGGGGGAAGTCCTGTTTTAAGCGATTATCGGTGGCCTGTAGCTGGTCGCAGATGGTCTCCAGGTCGGTGCCAGCCACCTTGATAGTCCAGCCATAGCTTCCCCTCTGCCCGCGTGCTATCTCAATAGAGATGGGGTTAGTGTATTCGTGCTTTAGTGTTCCTGATACTTCAACTTCTACCTTTTCCATTATTCCTCTCCTTCCTTTATTTTGTCTGCCGGTGCTCTCTCTCCTCTGGCTATCATGTCGATTAAGGCTGAGGCTTGTTGTACAGTCAGGTCGTTGACGCTTGATAGTCCCCATTCTTCGCCAATGAGGTTATGAATGTCGTCCTCGGTGTAGCCCATCTTTTCGGCGTCTCCCCAGATTTTATTCCTCTGAGGTTGGGTCAATCGGTTGTTTTGGCTAGGTGCTGTAGATCTCGTCTCCTGTTTGGGGGGGCTAGATTTTGATTTGGTGGCTTCCTTTTCTGAGGGAGGCTCGGTAAATTCTCCCTCAATGATTTCCTCGAAGCTGGGGAGTGGAATATGGAAGGCACGGCGTAGTGCTTGAGCTTCGGCTCTTTTCTCGGCCTGCGCCGCCGGGTCTTTGACAATGGGCAGAAACTCATTGCCTTTCGTTTCGGCTGCTCTTACCGTGCCCCAACCTTCAAAGGGATGGGAAGCTCCCTTTACCCAGACTTCAGCGACAAAGAGGTAATCCCCATCGTTGACTTGGCGGGCTTTTCTTTCTTCTCTGGTAGCGGGGCGGGCACTGATGCCGTCTAGGTTACCGGCCTCCTGGGCCTTCCGGCGTCTGGCGTCAATCGTTACATAAGGCCGGCCTTGGTAAATCATTAGCTCGTTAAACAGGGGGTCTAGCCCATACTCGATAGCGACTTTGGCTATAAGCTGTCGGTCTGCTATCGTAAGGTCTTTGGGGAAGTGGGCTTGATTTACACGCTCCATCATTTGCTTTGGGTCTAGTTTCTGTAGTGCTGTTGTTTCCATTGGTAGCGGTCTCCCTTTTAGTTTATTGGCGATCTCCAACAATTCTGGGTCTCTGCCATAGGGCACTACGCCTTCGTGCTCTAGGCTCTGTCCACATCTCAGCATGTAGCAGTTTTGTTGAGCCGACCAGGCTATGAGTAGATGGTTGCTACACTGGGCACACTTAAAGGTGTGCTGGGCTTTCTTCATGTCCTCGTAGCTCAGGTCAGGCTCGTAAATTGGCATAGGCTTATCTCCTTTCTTAGTCCTCAGTCTCGCCTATCAACGGGGTATAATGAAGCTCCACATGTGCCGCTTTGTAGTCTCTGACACGCTCCAGGCCTTCGATGCCTAATTGTTGAGCTTCCTCATACTCATCGGGATAGTCGGTTATAGTTCTCCGAAGTTCTCGCTCAAGGATTAAAATGGCTTTGTCTAATTTCATTGTCTACCTCCTTCCTTTCCTTTTGCTAGGTTTTCCTTTGTTCTTCTTACCACCGGCAGATGACATTAAAAGGCTCATTCTCTTACGCTCTGCTACCAGTTCTGGCTTGCTAAAATCCTCAATAGCTCCACACTTACAGCAAGTGCCTAGATTGTAGCTGTCCAGAATGTAGTGGTGCGGTGGGCATTTCTTTGTTTCTAGGGCTGTGGGTGGGAAGCCTTTTGTCATTTTCTCTCTTTACCTCTGCACCCTGTTTGAGTATCTGCCCTTGATATATTTGTCTGGGTCAGGGGGTGGTTTCTGCCGGTAGGGCTTCTGCCTATCATACTCGGACTGGTAGGCTTTCCAGTTGGTGATATGAATGCCGCGGTCATCCTCGGTTATTCTGCCTTCCTCAATGCACTTGGATAGGGTGTTTTCCAGAAGCTCCTCGGTAACGTGGATTTCGTGAGCAATGTATGAGTGAGGGTAAGGTCGGTAGTCTCTGTCGGCTATCGTGCCATCTAGTCCGCATAGACCAGCTAGGCAGAGAAGCTCATCCCAGACTGACCTCTCCCCTGGTTCAAGCTGAAAGGCAACTGAGCCGTGAAGCCTTTCGTAGCAGAATAGCTTTACCCAGGTCCGTCTGTGTCCTCTTGGCATTACTTCTCTCGCTTCTCCTCTTTTAGAGATTTTAGGTCGGTAGCGGTGATAAAGACCTGGTTGCCAATACGGAACGGCCTGACCTTCCCTTTATGTATCCACCGGTAGAGAGTAGCAAAGTGGATGCCTAGCTGCTTGGCAGCATCGGGAATAGGCACTAGGTCGCTTGTTGTGATGGTTAATTCGAATGGTGCGTTATCCACGCTAATATCTTCGCACACTTCAAGGTGGTTTGTCAAGTGTTTTTGCCCCTTTTTAAAAATAATTTTCCCTGCTCCCGGGGTACTCTTTTGTGCCTTTTCCGTTGGGGCTTCTCGTATAGGTCAGGCCTGTCCATAAACATCGCTGCCTGTAGCCGCCGGGTGTCGAACGGCTTCCCCTTGACCTGGTAAAACTCTATCTTCCCGTCTTGGTTAAACTCTGATTTCATCATAATCCCCTCTCCCCCTTGACGATCCCCCTCTCTACTTTCGCTCTTGCTTTCGCTTGGCTGCTAGCTCGTCAATCGCTTCCCTTCCCATAAAGGATAGTGCTTGGGCTTCCGCTGGTGAAAACCCGAGGCTCTTAGCATACTGGTAGTTTTCCCTCAGTCGGGCTTTCCTGTTTTCGTATGCCTTCTTTGCTGACTCCATCCGTTTTGCCATTCTGTCTAAACTCATTTTATCCTTCCCTCCTTCTATCCTTATTCTATATCTTTTCTTAAAGAATGTCAACCCCCCCTATGGTTTCCAGATCTTCCTTACCCCCCTAGAAAGAAAGTAGCAAAGAAAGGTACCCCGAGAAAAGAAAAGATAGTACATATATGAGACGTAGAAGGAGCTAAGTAACAACACAAGTTACTAAATGGTTACTCCCAAAGTTATAACCTACCAAAACCACCTTATAGATGACTAAAATTGCCCTTCTTTTCACCTTTTTTCCCCTTTCCCGGCCAGCTAACTCGCTTTCCGGCTAGGCTTCTTAAGCCCAAAAGAGGGCTAGTCAACATGCCCCTCTCCCCAAAAACCCTGCCGAGAGTTTGCGTTGTTTTGAAAATTCCCCCGTAGTGGCTAATGCCGTTTTAATAAGGTGTGGTAGGTTAAGCGTAGCTTTTTTTAATAAATAAACCCTCAAACTATGGTTCCCCCTTTGTGCGTGGTAACGGATGCGCACCCCCCAGCCTTACCGACTCTAAAGGTCTTCTGTGATTGCGTATCTTGCCTGATAATGCAGGTCTTCGAGCAGTCGCATCCAAGTGGCTTTGCAGTGCTCGACTGTTACTGGCTTTGGGTAGTCGACAAGTTCTTCGGCGATGACCTGTGCGATTACGGTTGTGTCAATCCATTGTGCGATCTCTTCAATCACGGCCTGCTGTTCTTTCGTTGGGTTGTCTCCTTTGACTGCCTCTGTCATGTTTCAATCTCCTTTTTATTTATTGCCACTCCTGAAAGTAAATCTGGGGTGGCTCGTAACCCGGTGAAAAGTCCCCCTCTAAAATTATCATCCCTAAAAGGACGACAATGCCCATAAATGCTAACAAACCTGCGAGAATGACTATAGATGCGTATGGTTTGAGCAAGAGAGTACCGTAGCGTGAAGGCGAACGGGGTTCATGTGGTTTCTTAGCACCGAATAGGTTTGAGAGGACTGCCTCTTTTACCTTGCCTAAATGATGCCTTGGTTCAGATATTTCCCCTGTCTGAGGATTGACATTCGGTGGGTAAGGTCGGCCGGTATAGTGTCGGGTTTGAGACTCCCCCCTATAACCACGGCGAAAAAGCCAGAGGAGGCGAACCCTCTCCATACCTGCGGGGCAATGACACACCCTAGAGCAAATGTGCTGACAAGGCTGCTGACCACACAAACTAGGCTTCACGATGAACCCCCGTAAACCTGGCTAGATGGAGCTGCCCACCCCAGGTAACAAAGTGGATGGCACCGCAACCACTGCATCTGATCAACCCGCCACCGAGAAGGATGAAGCCACCCACCCTACCACACTTATGACACTGCCAACTGTCACTAGACATAACCTAACCCCCTTAACTTTTTTTTTCTTTTTTCACGAAAGTCAGCGGGCACGGCAGGTAACCCGTAGGGGCGTAGCAAAGCGGAGCAGTGGCTAACCCTTTTCTCCTTTAGCCACTTTACTGCCGTGCTAAGCTGAAACCCAAAAAGAAAAAAAGATAAATGCTGGCTTGCCAGCTACCTCTTTATTTACCTGAACCACGAGGCAGAGCGCCCCAACGGGCGCGAAGGTCTGGCGGGAAAGAGCCTTGAGGACCCCGAAAAGCCTTGTTTTCGGTGGTGGCTGCGGGGTTATCCTTGTCTACAAGGCATCCCCCCCTTTTGGAAATGATGCCTTTCTCTCTTTGGGGTGGGTGCTGAGTGCCCGTCGTAGGGGGTGGGTGGCACTGACCTGAGCAAAACAACAAGCGAAAGGTGAGTGCCACAGGTGGTAGGGAGCCTAATAGGGCACTGAGCACCTGCGGGGTGGGGTTGAATGTATATAGCAAGCCCTCCCCTTAGCCTGGCACCCGGAGAGCTATTGAGGGTTTAAGGAAGGGGATGCCTCGTGCCATCTTCCAAATAGTAGTAACTCATTTGAGTGATAAGCCTCCCCCTTTTGGGTGAGGGACCTATCCCTTATAGTATCGGGTTTCAGATATTGCCTTGATTGAGAAAGGGCTGTTACAACCCCTACTATCCTTCCTGAAAGTTTACCTTAACCTGGGCTATAGGCTTGGTAGTGTGAACAGCCATCCTTGATTATGCTCGGGTTTCAGACCCAGTTCCCCTTACTAAGGGGAAGGGGGGGGTAGTCTAGCATTACTTTGAGGTTATACCCCTCGTTTTGTAGATAACTATGGGGGTTTCTGTGCTCTCATCACGGTTTGGGGAGCTTTGCTGACCTGGTAATAGCTAATCTTTCCCTGAGGATTTGTTTTGCTTCTTCGGTTAGCTTTCGTGGTCTCTGTGGTTTCCTTAGCCATTTCTTTGGGATCTCATAATCCTTACCATAAATTCTATTACTCTTGTCTTTGTGAACCTTTACCGGTTGAATATTGAGCTTTTGCTCCATGTGTAGCATGAAGGCTTTTTCTCTGGTAGAGATATAGGCAATGTCTTCTGCCATGTTCCAGTTGATGGTTGTCTCCAGTTCGTACCTGCTTAGCTTCATAGTTCCCTCCCTTTTTGTAGATAGTTATGTGAGTATATCACAAATCGTTAATAGCTGTCTATGGGGCTTCTGGTGATGAGCGGCGACCTTAAGAACTACCCCATCGTTCTTCAAGAAGTTCCCCATCATGGCTCTGGTATGGGTGGTAACTGTGGCTTAACTGGGGCTTATCTGGGGTTGATTTAATGGCGATCTCCGTTGTAACTGCATTTTATCTCCATACGAATTGTTTTCGATTAGGTTTGTAACTGGTTGCGGGTTGTTTCGCGGTTCATTTGTGCTACGATAGGGGTATGGTCAAGGTTCTTTTCAGCGGCGACCTTTTGCCGGTGCTGGTTCACGAGATCCAACAAGCTGAAGTGAGTATTTGGGTAGCGATGTTTGAGTGGTCGTGGTACCCAGGGCAAAGAACGGGGACAGCACAGGACATAAATCGAGAGCTATGTATCAAGGCAAGGGGTAGAACTGATGTTCGGGTGATACTTCACAATGAAAGCATAGGGCGTCAACTGCACAAGATAAACCGGCTGACGGCAGGGCACCTGAAACAAAACCGGGTGCAAGTGAAGTGGGGAAACACCGGGGCGCCGCTACACGCTAAAGTGTGGATATTTGACCGGGCCAGGGTGATTTTGGGGAGTCACAATATCTCGGCGCGGGCGGTGCGGACTAATATAGAGTGCAGTATCTTGCTTCAAGATGATGCAGAATGCAGCAAAGTGGTGCAGTGGTTTGAGGGGCTGTGGGGGAAGGGGATGTGAAGAGGGGCTAAGCCCCTCTAAAAGAATGAGCCCACCCAGACATAGATATTCCAAAGCAAGGTGTAGGCTAGAGCGAGTCCGAGGTATAACAAGGTAACTAAAGTTAACCCAAGTAACCCTTTTCTCATTAGTCTCCGCCCAGAGTGATAGTTTGTTGGTATGACCAGTGCCTAGCATTCCAGTAGGATTTAATTCTGAGGACTCGGCGCCTTATCTCACTTACCCCGGCGTTGGAGTCAGTGATTTTGAGCACGTCCCAGGGTTCAAGTCCACAGTTTATCGGAGCAAACATCCAGCTTTCTTCACCGGTTAAGATTTCAGCCCGTCTTAGTTCAGCTTCTGC